CAACGACCCTGACAATGAGGATGCCCACCTCGCCAAGCAGTACAACTTCGCAGTTGAGGACTTCAGCAATGCTGATGACCGAAGCACCTTCGATAGTGGCCTGTACAAGATTCGCTACGCCTACACCCGCAACCTCAGCGCAAACTCCCGTGAGTTCTGCCGTGAAATGGTGGGGGCAGCAAACGGAGGAGTAGTATTCCGCAAGGAGGACATTGATATGATGAGCTTCAGCGGAGTGAATGGTCAGTTCGCACCCGAAGGACAGAGCGTGTACTCTATTTGGAAGTGGAAGGGCGGAGCATTCTGCCACCACGCTTGGAGGCGTTTGGTGTACTTCCGCAAGCGATCAGGAGGCAAGTTTTTGCCAAACGAAGGATTGGACAATGACAAGCTCGTCAGTACGGAGCAGGCTATCAAGGATGGCGTTCCCACAGGCAAGCTCGTTCCTAATGCTTGGGATGAAGCTCAGAAGCGTCCCATCGATACGCCATCACGTGGATCATTAAAATACAAATAGTGATGGCAGTTGTGTATCGTCATCGCAGGCTTGACAAGAACGAGGTCTTCTATGTCGGAATCGGCAAGAAGGAATCTCGTGCCTTTGATATGGTTCATCGCAATCATATTTGGAAGGGCATCAAGAGCCGTAGTGAGGTAGACGTTGAAATTGTTGCTCGTGACTTGTCTTGGGATCTTGCTTGCGAACTTGAGCAGTTGATGATTGCCGAGTATGGTCGGATTGACCTACACACAGGTACGCTTGCAAACCTAACCGATGGCGGTGAAGGAACTCTTGGCGTAAAGCAAAGTCAAGAATCAATCGCCAAACGTGTAGCAAAAAACAAGGGTAGAAAGAACACCGAAGAAACCAAGCGTAAAATGTCAGAGGTTCGCAAGGGTATTGTCTTTAGCGCAGAACACATTGAAAATCTACGCAAGTCGCGTCTCGGTCAAAAGACCGCAAATAGCAAAATGGTTGTAGACCTTCAAACGGGGTTCTTTTATGACAGCCTGCGAAACGGATGCCTCTCCGTTGGAGTTAATTACAAGGCAGAGTTTGCCAAAGTGAAACGAGGTAGTAACAAATCAAGATTCCAATTCGTATAGATATGCCAAAGGCGTTATGGATAAAGAGGGAAGACCTCGTTAGAAACACGGTAATCGGTGGCAACGTGGACACCGACCGTTTCGTGCAATTTATTTCAATCGCACAGGATATTCACATTCAGAATTACACGGGTACAAAATTGTACAATAAAATCAGCAATGATATTCTGAACAATACGCTCGTAGAGCCGTATCTTTCGCTTGTAAACGACTATCTACAACCGATGCTCATTCACTGGGCAGCAACCGAGTACCTACCATTCGCAGCATATACCGTTGCCAATGGTGGTGTATACAAGCACACAAGCGAGAACTCAACAAGCGTAGAGAAAAACGAGGTTGACTTTTTGGTTGAGAAGGAGCGCAATATAGCACAGTACTATACTGACAGGTTCATCACCTATATGAGCTACAACCAAGCCACGTTCCCTGAATACTATCAAAACAACAATGCTGATGTCTTCCCCGATACGGACGCAAACTTCGCAAGCTGGGTCCTTTAGTAAAAAGACCTACGAACCAAAGAAGGGCAATGTGCTTAAGTTAAAAAGTTACTTAAAAGAGAAAGAGAAGAATGGCTAATGCGATAAATTGGGGGGCAGTATATTGCTCATCCTACTGGGGAGATGAGGACTACAACACTCGCACTCTTGGTGGTGATGGGGTTCCTGCTTGCTTTGACAATGCTTATACCTACGCAGAGGCTTACGAGATTCGTGTGTTGGCTGATTCAGGAACCGTAGAGGGTTTCGTTTGCCTTGAGAACGCTATTGACGCATTAAATTTTAACTGATGAGCAGCTTTTACGATGATGCATCGCTTGTGATGATTCCAAGCGGTTACAAGAACGCAAAGATTTACTGCGAGAAACCAACAGACGGAACTGGCGACCTCACGTTCACCCGTGCCAGCAACGCCACCCGAGTGGCTTCAAACGGCCTAATTGAAAAGGTGCGGACTAATTTGGTGCTGCAGTCTGAGGCGTTTGATAATGCGGCTTGGACTAAAACAAATGCAACCATAACGGATAATGCTACAGCCGCACCCGATGGCACCTTAACTGCTGATAAATTGGTTGAGACTGCGGCTCTTGGTGACCACGCAGTCGCAAGGGTAGGCGGAATGGCGACTGCTGGCATTTATACTTTGAGTGTTTTTGCAAAAGCGGGAGAAAGAACACGCATAGCAATAGGCAACTCAAGTGCTGCACATTATGCTATTTTTGATTTGTCTCTTGGTACCGTTGTGCAAGCCTCACAAGGAACGGTTACAAATGGAACAATTAGCTCAATAGACGCAAATGGTTTTTATAGGGTTTCTTGTACTATTACTGTTGCATCAGCGGCCAGTGCTGTATTCAACCTTGTCTCTACTGGTACCACAATCAGCTATACTGGTGACGGCACAAGCGGACTATTCATTTGGGGCGCACAATTAGAAACTGGCGACATCGCAACATCATACATTCCAACTACTACAACTGCTGTATCCGTAGGCATCCTTAGCAATGTCCCTCGTATTGACTACACTGGAGGTGGATGTGGTAAGCTTTTGCTTGAACCACAGCGGACGAACTTGGTCACGTTCAGCGAGCAGTTTGACAATGCGGCTTGGACTATAGTTTCTGCAACAATAACCGCTAACGCCACAACTTCGCCCGATGGCTACCAAAATGCGGATTTGTTAACCATTAGCAGTTCATCTCAGGTAATGAGTCAAGCTCCGAGCGTTACCGCTGGTACTACTTTTGTGTGGAGTATTTACGCAAAGGCTGGGAATTGGGACATTGTTAGGCTTGGGCAGCAAGCAAGTTCTACCAATGGGGCTTGGTTTAATTTAAGCACTAAAACGGTAGGAACGGTAAACGGAGGCACCGCTGAAATCATAGAAGTGGGTAATGGCTGGTTTCGTTTGGTAGCAAAATTTAATAGCTGGCAAGCTGGTGGCAATTTATTTATTGGCATTTCAGCTGCTAATGGAAGCACAACTACTGCGCCTATCGGAAGCACAATGTACTTCTACGGTGCCCAGTTAGAAACAAATGCCACCTACGCCACGTCCTACATCCCAACCCTATCCACAAGCGTGACCCGTGTGGCGGATGCTGCTTCTAAAACGGGCATTAGCTCGCTTATCGGGCAGACGGAGGGCACTTTGTTTGTGGAGGCAAAAATTACCTTAAACGGCCGCCTTTTGCTTATTGGTGCGGCTGGAAACTTTATTGAAATACTCGCAAATTCAGCGGGTAAGGTGAACGGGTTTGTTCGCACTTCAGTAACCGAAGCGGATATTTTAAGCACTTCAACCTACGCAACGGGCGACACGCTAAAAGTGGCATTTGCTTACAAGCAAAACGACTTTGCATTATACGTCAACGGAACGGCACAAGGAACGGATACAAGCGGAAACGTACCGACTGGTATGGCTCAACTTATTATTAACGACTACTTGTCGGCTGGTTTCAATAGTGCAAACGCTTATAGTCAAGCCATACTTTTCAAAACCCGTTTAACCAACGCCCAACTGGCAGAATTGACCACCCTTTAAGATGGCAACCTTTAGAAAATACGAGTTCACGCCCACGCAATGGGCTACGGCAAAGGTCAAGATTACCCTAACCGATGAGGAAGGTAACGAATCGTGGGACGCTACCAAAGTGGTGGCGGTTGTGGAATTAGGCCACCTCTGCACCCAATGGGGAACCGATGCCGAAGGCAACCAAGTGTGTGAGGTTACCTCGCCCAAATATGCCGTTGACATTTTGTGGGCTGACCAACCCCTAACCACGAGCTTTGCCTCGTATGTTGTTTGGCCTGACCCCTGTGGGGTTCACGTGTTCGCTGGATGGGAAGCAGCATACGCAGAGGAATACTGCAAGGCTAACCCCGAAGCAGCATACTGCCAACCTTCAACTCCTATTGAAGAATGACAAAGGAATCAGCTGATTCAGTAATCACCTCTTGGTCGCTGACAGGCGCAGGACTGCTTGTGGGCTACGTTCATCAAGTATTAGGTCTTTTGGTGTTAGTGGCTTCTTTGTCGTACACCTTGTGGAAGTGGCATCGTGATTGGACGAAGCACAAAAACGAGAGTAAGTTGTGATTATAGAGCGTATTTGGAAAGACCCAAAGACAACAGTATTAGGCCTGCTTATCGTAGGCCTTTGCTTTGTTCTGGTCTTTTTTGAGAAGGCTTCGCTCACGGAGGTATCTGCGTTCCTGATGGGAGCGTTTGCCCTGTTGTTCCTAAAAGACCCTAAAGATGAAAAAGCAGGTAGTAAGTAACCACGTCAGCAAGAGCAAGAAGCGAGGCAAGCATTCCAAGAGTGCAAGCAGCAACAAGCGGAGCAAGAACTACGCTAAACCTATGAGAGGTCAAGGCAAAGTATAATGGCATACGTTTACCGACACATTAGGAAAGATACCAATCAACCGTTTTATATTGGAGTTGGACTTACTGATGATAACCACGCTCGTGCAAGAGCAAAGGCTAAACGAAACTCATATTGGAAAAATATAGTTTCTAAATCAGAATACGACATACAAATTCTTTTTGATGATGTGAGTCGTGAGTTTGCCCTTGAGAAAGAGCGTGAGCTGATTGCAATATATAAGCGTGTTGAAGATGGGGGCACTCTGTGCAATATGACTCTTGGTGGTGAGGGCACTCTTGGAAAGTCACCTTCAAATGTTAAAAGAGTTTATGCTCTTTCAAAAGATGGTGAGGTTTTTTCTTTTAATACGATTAAAAGTGCTGCTCTCGCAACTGAATGTGTTAATATAACTCATCACATTAAAAACAAGTCAAAATCTTTACTTGGTTGGTTTTTCTCGTACACAATTGATGGACTAAATGAATTACCAAGACAGAGTTTGGCTGGCAAGCATCAGAATCATAAAAAGAATGAAGTCACTTTAACTAACGGAATTGATATAGTTACTTTTAAGTCATATACTTCAGCAGGTAAACACATAGGTGTTTATCCAAATCATATTGGAGATTTAGTTCGTGGAAAATTAAAATTCGCTAAAGGCTGGACTCTTGTAAACTGTAAAGTAGAGATTCTCTAAAGTGTAAAGTCGGTTTATCAAAATCAAAACCAATACCGAGAAAGATTCTAATAAAATCAAAACCAATGACCAAGAACTTTACGCTCGCTGAACTGACCAAAACGTCTACGGGGCTTCCTAACGAGCTTCCGAAGCATTTGCAGGGAAACCTTCGTGCGCTTGCAGAAAACGTCTTACAACCAGCGAGAGATGCGTTAGGGCCGATACAGGTGACAAGTGCGTACCGTAGCCCTGAAGTGAACCGCAAGGTGGGGGGAGCAAAGACCTCGCAGCACGTTCAGGCGCAGGCGGCAGATTTGAAGTTTCACGGAGGCAACGATGTGTTATTTAAGTGGATTGCCCGCAACCTTGACTTTGACCAAATCATTTGGGAGTTCGGGAATGATGTAGAGCCTGCGTGGGTTCACGTTAGCTACGCAGAGGGCAAGAACCGAAAACAAAAACTAAAGGCAGTAAAAGTCAATGGAAAAACCAAATACCTCCCCTTTTGATGAATGGCTCAATGAACTTGAAGAAAAGGAAGTCCCTGTTTGTAGCATTGACAATCCTGATTGCGACTCTTGCGGGAGTTAGTGGATGCCGTACTGCGCAACCTATCCTTCAGAGTGTAATTGTGAAGGACACGGTAATTGTCACCGAAACAAAGTACCTCATAGACACGCTGGAGGTGATGAAGGACACCGTGATTTACCAAGACAAGGTTCGGGTGCAGCTTCAGTACATAGACCGAAAGGTCGTGGTTGAGGCTGCTTGCTTGCCTGATACAATCCGCATCACCCAAACCAAGATTGTGGCGAAGCAAGAGCCGAAGGTCAAGAAGTGGACTTTGGAATCGTACTTGGGAGCTTTGGCTTTCATCTTGACGTTTGCCTACCTCATCAAGCGGTGGATTGACAAACTGACGGAATAAGCCCGTAGAGGGCATTTATATGCGTTCTAATACACTTTCTACCAAAAGTGGGATGGTTGTATGGTTTCGCATATAATAGTGGCTTAAATCAAAGATTCCCTTCTTTTTCTTTGTTTAGTTTCTTTTTCTTTCAAGTAGTTGGTAAAGTTATATGTTGACTTACTTGATAGTTAAGTCAAGTTATAGTTTAACTAACTTAAGTAAGTAAGTTAAGTAAGTTGTATAAAAAACTAAATAAACTTGACATACGCAAGTACCTATGCATAGATTATGCTAATTTTTAATCATTCTAAATAGTGAACGACCATATTTTCATTTATTGGGATGACTTACCTTTGGGTAAACCATCAGAGAATGAGCAAGACACCAACATACTACATCGGGAAAACACTCGGCATAGAGGCGAAGGATGTGGTGATGGACTTCCAACCTGACAACTACAATTTAGGTACGGCACTCACCTACCTGATGCGAGCAGGAAAGAAGCCCAACAACCCCATCACCCAAGACATTCGCAAGGCTATCGCACACCTTGAGTTTGAATTAGAACGCCAAATAAAGCAACAAACAACCGATGAGCATTCAGGAACAAGCGCAACAGGTCAAATCAACGATGTCAAGTATGCAGTACTATACTAACCCTGCCAAGCGCAGGAAGATTGACTTCTTGCTCGCTGAATGCGCTTCCCTGTTCGCCAACTGCGACTCCACCTACCAAGCTCGCCAAGAGGCGAAATACAAAGAGCAATCAATTCTTGCAGAAATCGCAAAGATTGATTACCACTTCGCCATCCAATGCGGGTACCTTCTACAGGACAACTAAAGTCCTACCACGTTGTGGTGGGCAAGGTTCCGAGCCTCAACGCCTTCTACGCATCAAAGCATTGGACGGTACGAGCAAAGGCAAAGGACAAGCATTGTGCTGAAGTGTTGCAACAATTGCAAGAGTACGACTGCGTACCCATTCACCACGTCTACATCACCTGCAAGGTCAACTACCGCTACGACATAGACAATTCCATTATGGCGGTCAAGTTTGCCCTTGATGCGTTCCGCAAATGGGGAGGAGTCAAGGACGATTCAAGAGCCTACGTCCGAAAGCTCAAACTGGAACACGACCCAGAGATTCACCCCGACACCGCAGAAATTACGTTTCAGGGTTTGGTGGTTGAGCAAAGTTGATTATATTTGTCCTGTCAACTAAAACCAATCATTATGACACTTAACCTCTCACAGGACACCTACTCCCAAGCATTAGTTGCGCAGCAGGCGCAAATCCAAGCACTCCAAAACAAAGTACAAGAGCTTGAAGCCAAGATTCAAGTACTGGAGCAGCAATCTCATCTATTCATTTAAAACCAATCAATACAATGGCTAAAATCGTAAGCATCACGCCCAAAGGGCAATGGCAAGACCTGTTCAAGTTAGAAATCCGTTTTGACAACGGTGACTTCGGAACGGCATTCGCCAAATCACCAACTCCCTCCTACGCAGTAGGCGATGAGGTGGACTACACCAAAAACGAAAAGGGTACTATCAAAATCAACAAGCCTTTCGGAGGCGGCTTTGGTGGCGGTAGCACCCCGAGCTACACTCCCAGCTACGGAGGCGCAAAGAGCGATGACCGTTCTGCCAGCATCATTCGTCAGGTTGCTCTCAAGGCAGCAGTTGAGTACGCTTGTGCAGCAGGCCACGATGTAAACACCATCCTCGCCAACGCAGCAACATTCAATGAGTGGATGAACGGTAACCAATCAACCGCCACTCATCAAGAGCATTTCGCTACACGCAACGAGAGTCCGTTCTGATTGGTTTCTTCGGACGTTGCGTAAGAGCCTCCTTCGGGAGGCTTTTTTTATTGGAATATGTTTGTATATTAGCCGTACCAATCAGAATATGAAACATCCCGACTTATTACCAAACGAAGCATCGCTTCCCTACCTTCAAAGGGCGTTGAAGGGCAAATACTTTGACACAGGCAAACTCGGTGTCTACGAACTGGACGAGTATGTCCGCTTCAAGGATGGTGAGTTCATTGTGGTCACAGGCCACGCCAACGTGGGCAAGACCCACACCTTGATGTACCTGATGCTTTTGCAGTCGTACAATCAGGGCAAGAAGTGGCTCATCTACTCCGCAGAGAACGAGGTCGCATCCCTCAAGCGCAAGCTCATTGAGTTTATGGTGTGCAAACCCATTCAAGGCATTGACGAGCTGACCATGTTCCGCAAGCTTGACTGGATAAACGAGTACTTCCAATTCATTGATGGCAACAGGCTATTTAACGCCTTTGATTTGATTGAAGTAATGGAGTCCATCAAAAACGAATGGGACTACACAGGTGCGCTCATTGACCCGTACAACTCACTCACCACCGACCAAAAGAAACTCGGCAAGACAGGAATGCACGAATACCACTACGAGGTAGCAAGTGCCATTCGGGTGTACGCCCACAAGAACAACGTCACTACGATTGTGAACACCCACCCTGTTACGGAGGCAATGCGCAGAACGCACTACAAAGGCCATCCATACGAGGGTATGCCTATGCCACCGATGACCTCTGACATTGAAGGAGGCGGCAAGTGGGGCAACCGAGCTGATGCGGTCATCATCATTCACCGCTATTCGCAGCACGAAACGGATTGGATTTACACCCACATCCATGTCCGAAAAGTAAAGGAGATGGAAACGGGGGGCCGTGTAACGCCTCTTGAAACACCCCTTGTGATGCAGTCAATGATTGGCAACGTAGGATTTAAAATAAATGGGCGTAATTTGTTGACGCAAACAAAGGATGAACCCACACCACTAATCAGCCCTGACGATGTACCCTTCTGAAGAACTCCACGACCTGTACATCAGGGAGAAGCAACTGATGCTATCAGGCACGGCTATATGGCTTGCCCATCAAGCAGCAGACAAATCCAAAGGTCGTGAGGTACAAGACGAGATGCTTGACCACGTTATGAACTGTCACCACGCAGACCAGCTCTTGCAGCAGTTTATTGACTACCGCCTGTTTGCCAACCGCAAGCTCAACGAGGTGATGCTCGCCAACGCACAACTGCGGGTGAACAACGAGGAGATGATTATGGAGATAGAACGTCTGCAACGCATTATTGAGGACAACCTATGAAGCAGATATTTTCGCCATTTCAACAACTTGAATGCTTTAGGGTGGATGGCGTTGACTACATCTGCTTGGACTACCAAATAATTCAGGACTCGGAAGACAAACTTGTTGACTGGTGTTCTTGGTTTAAGTTCAAGAGGCTATCTGACCACAAGCACTTCTTGATGCCAATTACCAAAATAATAGAAACCAAAAAAGAGGGCAGAGCAACACTCTGCAAATGCAAATGAGAGCTTTTGAATTACAACAAATCAAGCGAGCCCAAAAAACCTTTATGACTCGTTTAGGGTTAGAAGACAAAGATACCCGCCAGCGGGAATACGCTTTAGCAAGAGGGGCTTTTGTAGCCGCCTACCGAAGCAGGGCGAGCCTAACGGAGCTTGCTAAAATATTAAATCGTGACCACTCCACCATAGCCCACGCACAAAGGGAACACGAAGGCCGCCTAAACTACAAGGACTACCGATACGCATACAAAGTTGCCTGTGAAATCCGTGATGAGTTCCCCATTGAATCTATGGAAGGTGTGGATGCCAAGTCTTTGGAGGATGAAATCAAAAGGCTTAACGATATTGTAACGGAGTTAATTAAATATAAAGAACTATATTTAACTCTGAAAAAGACATTTGATGAATTTTAACGTAGGCATATACCCCATCTACGGCTTACTTCTTGGAGTGAATTGGTCAAAGACCGATTACCTTGACGAAGAAGAAACAGTCCAGCAAATACAAATAGCAGTCGGTATCATCCTGCTTGAACTATCGTGGAACTCCTAAACGTACTTGCTGAACGGCACACCGATTGGATTCGGATGGTCAAGAGCTTTGGTGCAGACCAAGACCTTGCCAACGACATCGTCCAAGAGATGTA